TAGTATTATCTAAGGGATATGAGGGATATGGTACTAATGGTCTTCTAGTAGCATTTCAAAGTCAATCACCATTTAGTGAAACTTTTACTAATGAATTTGGATCAAGTTCTCTAACAGAAAAAGTTAACAATAGATTATCAGATGAAGTAAGAGAAGCTGCATTTGTATCAAATACAGGTGGTTTAGATGAACTTGGTGGTGGTATTGGTGAGTTGGTAAGTACTGCACAAGAAACAGTAGTAAAGTATGCTAAAGAAAAAGGGTGGGGTAAACAAGCTAAACAACTATCGGCCACTTTAACTAGAGCTGGAAAAATTGATTTTCCTATGGTTTGGAAAAATTCTGGTTTTCAAACCAGTTATGAATTAAATATTAGATTATATAATTCTCAACCAAAAGATTTAGATTTACAAAAATTTCATATATTAGATCCTTTGATAGCATTAAGTATGTTTGTAGCACCTCGAAGTGTAGATGGTAATTATTATGAGTGGCCATTATTAATGAGATTTAGTGTGCAAGGATTAGTAAATTTAGAAGCAGCATATTGTAGTTCAATGACAGTTATTAAAGGCGGAGATGTTAATGATGTTGCATGGAATCAAAGACCCGGAACAGTAGATATTAGAATGACAATTAATCCTTTATATAATTCAATATTAAACACTGAAAACTCTTCAGAAAATAGTGAAGTTCCTACAATAGCAAAATATTATGATATATTAAAACAAGAAAAAGAAATTGAAGATCCATTTCCACTTACTCTTGACCGCATTATTTCTCGAGCGGAAACTGCGGAAAAATATATTGCTGCTCAAACCACAGCTACAGCTCAAACAAAAGCAGCCCCTAATACTGCTGCTGCAAATGCTTTAGCTCCTTACAACGCCTAAACATAATTCTTTAAAAACAAAGCTATATAATAAGCTATAAAATTCCTTGATATTGACTTAGACTGAATAGATAAATTATCAAACCATTTTGTCAATTTTAATTTTTTAATAAGTTGACTATGTATTTCAATGATTACTTTTTTAAAATATAATGGCTGTTTACTTGTTTTAACAGCCATTAATTTTTTCACATGATCTAAAAATTGTGTTTGTTTTGCAACAGAAAAATCTTTTACAGATCTCATTAAAAGATAATATGCAACATTTATCTCTTCTGAATATTCTGGATTTGCTAATTCTTTAGCATATTCCGCAGATAATTTTTGATTAAACTTAATCAATTTGCTAACTTGTTCAGCGGTGGATAAATCAACTTTTTTATATATACACATATCTCTTACAATATTACTAATGAAATATTTTAATTGAGTTTCATGGGTTTCATCCCATTGTTCCTCGTCTTTTGTTTTTTTATTTTTCTCTTTTGAAGCACTATAATATTTATTAAAAAAACTTTTCATTGATTGATTTAATTTTGATTTAATTTCATAAATCATTTTTGCCATTTGTTCTGAATTATCTTTTTTTAAATCTTGAATATATTTTTGAAATGTCGTTCTAGAAAAATACATTACACTATTTGCAATAGTTTTTTTAGTATTAAAAATATGATTGGCTGATAATTTACTTAAAGCTTCTTTAAAATATTCAGGAACACATAATGGTTGTTTAGAACCACCCGCTTTAGATATTGTATATTTATATAATAAATTAGTATAAGATCGCAAAGCAAATAAATGAAATGCTGCTTCCGCCCCAGCTATATCTTTTTGTTTTAAAAATTCTTGAATTATAATGATTAATAAAGTAGTATATGGATCATATAATAATCTATACATATTTTTATTTTTTGAATATGGCATTATTTTATATTTTTCTTTTGAATAAGAAATTAAATCAGATTCTCTTGAAGATGTTCTATGCAATAATTCCTTATATAAAGAAGCAACTTTTGGATAATAACATTCCCCTACCATCTCACTAAATTCATTACTAATATTTTTTAAAATATATTTATGCAAACTAGGTAGATCTAATTTAGCTACAATATGATTATTTTGTATATTTTTTTTAATTATTTTTGAATTTTTAAAATGCACTATTTTATTACCTCTATTTTAATAGTATCTTCATTAAAGCCAACATATTGCGGAGTATAATCTAACAATTGTTCTTGAGTTAAATCTTTAATATCAAAATCAAATCTGATATCTATTTCAGGTTCTATTAATTCAGCAAATACGACTGAAGAAGTACCTCTAATAACTGCTAAAATTTCAGATCTATCTATGTGTTTTTGTATACCCATTTTTGGAGTAAAATGAGAAAGTAAATTTTCTTTTATTGAATCTATTAATTTTTCAGATGATGTTGTTGATTTTTCATCAGCTTCTACTTGAGCATATATTTGTAGAGGTATTTGATATTCTTCTACCTTTTTCCATTCTTTACCAGTATATACAAGAATGATATCATTATTTTCAATATCTTCCTCATCTGAAACTTTTACATATATTCCTCTTAGAGGTTTTATTAAATGCCATATTCCGCTTTCACCAACAGTTGGATAAAATTCAGCAATATAATTTATATAACTAGATAATTGATTTGTTTCATAACCAGGAACTTCATCATTAACTATAAATTTTGTAGTATTAGTAGTACTCATATCATCTATTACTTCTTGTGTAGTAGCATATATTTTTCTAAAAGTAATATCAGATGGTCTTTTAATTGCAAATGGTGTTTGATATCTACTATTTACAATATAATCTAAGTCATTATATTTCAAATTATTTAAATTACCATGAGTATCAGGAAACTTAATATTAATAAAATCAGTTAACATTCTTTTTTCAACCAAATTCAAATTAGATATTAATGATTGTATAACTGTCATTTCAAAATTTGCAAAAGATTCATTATCAGATCTATTAAGTACACCATTTCCTTGTCCATCATCTATATAATCAGTTAAAATAGTTGGCACATTATGTATTTCATATTTATAATAACCATGAGTTATTCCCGCCCAATCATATGTTTTTGTAACAGAGCTTAACATAACATCAGATAAATCTTGTTTAATTGTTATATCAGTAAAATATTGTCCTAATGATTGCCAAGTATATACATAATAAGGGTCTGGGTTGGGGTCTATATCTGGATCTATAATTGGAACATGGGTTTCTGGATCTCTCATTATTGCCCAAGCATCAATATAAAATTCAAATCTTTGTACTTCATCTGGGACATCAAGATAATTTGGAATTTCAAAGGTAAAATGAGTATAGGTTGTTTCTCCTGGTTGTTTTTCAATTTTATTACTTGTATCGGTTTCAGATTCAAGTTGTTGATATTCTTCAAATTCTCCCCATTTTGTAATCATTCTACATCTAAATTTTGTAATTTGATCTGAATAAATATGATTTACATTAACTTTAATTGTAAGAGGATATGTAGATTCACTAGATGGGGAAGATGAAGATGAACTACTATCTAAAGATTCTTCTGTTGTCTCTAATTCCACATTGAAATTTACTGTTGTAATTGGTATATATGCAAATTGGTTATTATATGGATCATAACTTGAATTATCATATAATTTAGTAGGTGAACCATTTACATTTTGTAAAACATATTGATAAGCCGCTGTCATTGTTTCTCTATCAATAATGATATTAAATAATGTTTCATAACTAACAAGCACAAGATCAGTTTCAAATGCTTTTTTCTCATAAATACTCGTTTTACTTTTTCTTAATAGTATGTATTTATCATCAGTAAACGTAGGATCATATACAGGAAATTTTATATTTCTTGTTGGAACTATTTCAGGTAAATAATAAGCATCATGATATGATAATCTTAAGAATGCCATAATTTCATTTATTTTAATATCACTTCTTTTTAAAATTGGATAAGATTCAACAGTAGGAAAAGTACCATCCATTATAACATTAATATCATCATAATCTTTATCAGATACTAATCGTTTTTTAGAACGTAAATTAACAATAGCATTTCTTTTAATTTCAGGCAATGTTGGTATATTAACTCCACCTTGAGAATTTGTAGGATTAGTTACTTTAAATGATATACCACTTAATTTACTTGTTACATCCGCAATCGGAATACCATCAGATCCAATTTTTGCATTTAAAGTATAATATAATTTATCAGATGTGGTTATAGATTGGGGTATAATATGACCTTCACCGCCTTGTGTAATATATGTAACAATTGTAATTAAAGAACCGGGTTTTGGTTGTTTACCAATTATTCCATTACCAAAGAAAATTTCTGCTTTATTAATTCCAGAAACTAAAACAAATTCTTCAGTATTGCCTCCTAATGTATAAAGACCATGTGGGGTAGCAATCCATTCAACCCATTTATTACCTTGATCTGTTTCTTCATTAGGATCAAAATCATAAGCATCAGTATCTGAAATTCTTAATTTTTGTCCTGATTTTGGTTCCATTATATAAATTTTAATATCAGCAAGCATACCAGAGTATGTTATTAATTTAGAAAAAAATTGATAAGCTTCTAAGGATTCAGAAACTATAATTCTTTCAATAAATTTTTCTTTTTGTATAAATGGTAAAGAAAATGATGCTTCTTTTTGATCTTCCGAAATATAAACAGGTCTAAAAAATCCATTACTATCTCTTACAGATATTGAAGTATTATTTATAATTTTACCTTTTGTAGCAAGTAATTGATTTTTAATTGTTTCATCTGTTGTATCAAATTTAAAAAGAGCAGCTGGAACAGATTCTGAAATTGAATCTATTGTAAATGGTATACTATTTGCAAATACTTTAAAATTAGAAGGAATAGCAAAAGTTGCAAAACTAGATTGAAATGCTAATGGAATTGTAAACATTACATTTGTTGTAGATGGTGTTGCTAATGGGGGAGTATAACCAATCCATCTTGCTAAATTATATACAGATTTTTGCATTTGTGCTTCAACCATAAAGAATTCTCTGTATATAACAGAGTCATAAAAAATATGATTAGCAGATAAAATAGAGAGGGAATCTATAATATAAGAGAGAACACTTGGTTTATAAAAATCGACAGTTTCTAACTGTAAATACTTCTTTGCATAGTCAATTAGTTGCAATCTAATTTTTTCACGAGACCCGTAGACATTGATTCCTTGATTTACTAATTGATTAAAATTGTCTATTTCTGTTGCCATAAAATTTCCATCTTTTTATTTTTGTTCTTTATTTTGTGACCCCTAAATACAAACCACTAACTGAATTAAAAAAATCATTACCACTTAAACTATGATTTTTATCAGCAATTTTAGATAAGAAAATTGCATTATCTGTTCTATACATTTTATTTTCATAATTGATAAATGTATAATTACCACACAACTGTTTATCAATTTCTGGTTTATCAAAAGTGGCAGGTTTTAAATATAATTTCCAGAATGTTGATTCAGCATTAGTTGCTTTTTCTAAATTTACAACTTCATATATTGGTTGATTTACTTTAAATCTATTTCCTCTTTGTTCAATATTACTAAAATGAACAAAATCATGTACTTGTGGTCTTATTTCATATATTGAAGGTATCCATAATGTTGTTAATTGATCAAATTTACCAAAGCCTTTTTCATCTCCTGTAAAATTTAATGTTAATGTATCTGGTTGATATACTTGTAATAAAAGAATTTTATTCCATAATAAACCAGAAAGATCTCCAACCTTTTCATATGTACCAGCATCTAATACGGATTTATCATATGTACTATTATTTAAATCTAAAGAATAATATGTGCATTGAATTGATTTTCCACATGCCGCATAATATAAAAATAATAATTCATAATAATCTATAGGATATTTATCAACAGTAAACCATTTTTGATTATACATTATTGGTTTCATTTTTATCTTATTCTTTCATATGGTATATCTTCTAAACCAAACATAGTTTGCTGAGCTGGAAGAACTAAAGAAACTGTTCCTTTAACATCTTCTCTTTCTATATGAACATCAACTTTGCAACCTTTAGTATCACTAAAATAAGTAACATCAACATCCTTAACAGTTACTTTTGGTATATACATTGCAATTCTGTCTTTGCATTCATATATAATTTCATTTTTAGTTGTTTCATCACTTTGTTCAAATAATTTTTGATATAGTAATGAACCATAATTTGGATCAAAAGGATAAGATCCGAGAGGTGTTAACAACAAATTTCTTATTAAATTTATAATAACATCTATACCTTGTAATCTTTTAAAATCACCAACTTCAGATACAATCGGTTGATAATCATATATCTCATCTCTTTTACCTTTGATATATTTATCAAAGAAAATTAAAGAATTATCACTCATATAATTGTATCCTTTTTTATAATTTATTCATAAAAATACAATTACATTTTTATATCATCTAATTTATTAGATTTGGCTTTAGCTACTTCTCTGTCGTAGTTAATTTTCCATGTTATATATTTTTTTAGTCTGTCAACTGGCATTTGTATTACAGAATTGTATTGTTGTTTACCTAATTCCATTGCTAAAAAAATATCTTCTTCTAGATGCTTAACATATGTTTTCTGAAGATCATCATTGGTAGATTGAACGAAAAAACTGTTTAACTAAATCTATTGTAATATGATTTTCAAATCCGCATGATTGACAATTAACTATAGATTTAACAGCTACACCATATTTACCAAAATTTTCATAATATTCTTTGTCAATTTTTTTTCTATCAGTTGATGGTAATTGTTGAAAACCTTTTAAGATATTAGCTCTATCTTCAAGAGTATCAGGTACTTTAGATTCTTTTCTATCAATTTCAAATCTTTTAATAATCAATAAATCTAAATTCATATCTCGAACTGATTCAGAAGAAAAAGCTGTTTCATTTAATATTGTTTGTTCATCAATTAATCTTGGTTGAACAACTATTGCTGTAATACCTGTAGCAATTTCAAATTTAACAGATATTTCTTTTTGAAGAATATCATTGTCATCTTTTGTTTCTGCTACTTCTGGTTTTGGATTTGTTGGTTTTCCATCTTTATTTCCTTCTACCGCTTCTTCTTTTTTTGGTTCTGGAGCTTTAGGCCAAAAATTTGCTGTAAATGATTTTTCAAAATTAATTTTTACTGAATTTACTTTTTCACATTTTTCACATGTGACATCATAATTATTAATATCTTTATATGTAATATGATATAAACCATACATTAAAGCATCTCTATCTTTAATAGTTAATAAAGTAAGAAAATCATTAAATGTTTTAATATTTTCTGGCTTCTTAACTAAACAACTAAAAATTATTTTATTTAAATGCTCGGCTAATTTATTAGGTGTTAATAAACTAGATTTAAGAGTTTCTTCTTCAGCAACTGCTAAAGATCTTATTGTAAACTCTTTTAATGTTTGCGGAGTAATAACAGAATATTCTGGATATTTGATATTAAACCCTGCAAAAACTTCTACTCCTGCTGAATTCTTTGACATATATAATCTCCTTGTGTATTGTTATTTATATTTATATTTTATTCATATTGCTTAATTTTTAAAACTAAAAAAAATTCCTTGAAAAAATTACCCAATCTAGAATCTTTTAAAATTATGACTCTAGATTGGGTAATTAAAACTAACTATTAGCCAGGCTTATCATTTGATTCTTGAATACCTTCATCCAGCATCGGACCCATTTCACTCGTTCTTTGATTTGCTTGTTCTTGACAATGATCATGAACCCATGTCTCATGCCAAACCCAGTCAACATTAAATTCAATATCAATTTCAAGTTTATCTACAGCAGTTAAATCTCCTGCAAATAAATCTTGCGGATCTTTATTAGGGAACATACCTGAATACAATGCTGAATATTCTACTGTTCTACCATCAGGTTTTGTAGTCCAATAAAACATTGAAGCTGCATAATTTGATTTAGTATAATGTTCATCATCCATATTTAAAAGAGATGTTCCTGTTCTATAATCTCTTATCAACCGAACCCAAGCATGAAATACTGCTAACACTGGTAAACTGGAAAATTCTAAGAATTTCACTGTTACTGTATTTGTATAATCAATATTGGTGGGTACTGCCCATTTAATTCCCCCAAGACCAACGAACTCTGTTTTGTTTAAAGTTCCACCCGGCGGAGTTACTGATAAACAAGAACCTTCTAAGAACTTATCTATAGATCCACCCAATGTAGCTTGTGCTTTTGCCCCATCACCTTGGCCAATATATTCTTCAACATTACCTATCCACGGTTGACTAGGTACAAATTGAATAAAATGATAACCACTGATATATGGATCTGCTACAGCACTATCTTTCGAACCACCATAATGCCGATTAAACCCATTATTCTCTATTACTGCTTGAAACGCGTTTCCCATGATTATTCTCCTTTTCTGAAATATTTATTAATTAGTGAACATATAAATTTAATTCAATTTTTTCAATAACTTTCATTGGTGTTAAATTAACATTTACATGGCAAATCTTATTCTTAAATTCCCATTCCGTTGCCCCAACTTCAATAGAATAAGATACAAGACCTCTTTTGCTTTTGATTCTATCAAGGAATGGATCAATTCCGCCTTTGATTTTATCCCATGAAACTTGATCATTAAGTTCAAAAATGAAGTATTTGCAATATTGTTCTAATGCACGTTTGATATAAAGAACTAATCTCATTACATTAACATCTTGTAATGCGGTAGGTCTTTTTTGCGTTGTAAGATTACCCCAAACTGTATATCCGTTGCTGAATTTTACAATAGGATTAACTTGCATTAAGTATAATTGATCTCTCTCACCAAGTTTAGGACTCCACCTTAATTCTTTAATGACATCAACAAGACCTCTATTAAAACCAGCAGACGCATACCAGAGTTCATATAATCTATCATTCAATGGAATTAATTGAGCCATATGATAAACAGGGGAAATCCAAATATCTCTACCAATAAATGAATCATATATTTTGCTATAAGATTCATATCTTGCCGCATATCTGCTGTTCCAAATATAACCAGCTCCGCCACCCATTGGATCTCCGCCAACATAGCTTTGGACATCATCAAAATCAGTATTGTCACCACAATCACTAATTAAGAAACAATCCATTCTATATTTTGATACTAATTCAAGAGCTGCTGCTTTTACATCAGGTACATATCCAGCTTCATATACTAAACTAAAATACATAGAATCTAAATCAAGAACTTCATCTACGAATTGTTGTTTATATGTATATCCTTCTCTTACCTCAAGATCTGCTTTTATTAATAGACCTTTATATGCTTCTACTAATGCTTTTTTAGCAATATCTTCTTGAAGTATTTTTTTACCTGATGTTTTATCAATTATTACTAATGATCCTTCACTACCTTGTTCCAGATAATATGGATCTTGTACAGCTGTTTCGACATTAGAATCTTTTAATTCTAACATGTCCATGATCATCTTATCTTCAAGATTTTTCTTTGCTAAATTGAAATATTCTCTTGAATAAGAAACTGCAGAAATAGCTACTGCAATTGCTTCATTTCTATCTCTAATTTCTTGTTGAGTAGATGATGGTAATAATCTTGCTGTTGTTAACGTTGCTAATGATTGATCTAATTCAAATCTAGAAAAAGTATATTCATCTTGACATAACATTATCATTGTTGCTTTATAACCAAATTCAACTTTTTGACCATGACTATCTAATACTTCATATTTAGCTTCCATCCACTCAGGTAATGTTGGATCATTCATGTAATAAGATAACATATATTGATCCATTGCAACAAGAGCTCTCGGATTTACTTTGCATCTGATATTTTTTGAAAATCTATTAACAACATCTTCAATATACATTGAATCACCAGAATCATCAACTTGAGTTGGATCCCAAGATACATTAAAAGATTCTATGATTATTGAATCACCGTCTTTTTGAATTTCATATATATCTAATGTATATACACCAAATAATTCTTTATTAACTTTTCTTGATAATCTGATACCATAAGTATTATAAATATCACCGCGACCTAAACCTCTGAAATAGCAAAGAATACCATCTGGTACACCAGTACCACCAGTTAATTCAGGATACATTAAATCTGTTGTTGGTGCGTATGTTGTACTTTCATTGTCTTCACTAAAAGTATGGAATATTGTATCTAATTCATATACACTATTAATAGTAGGATAATCAATACACCATCCCCATGCATCAGCAGTTTTACCAGTAGGATCAATAGTACCTGTAGCATCATATTTAGTATCATCAGGTTCACCATCAACAGGTAATTCATAACCAACATCATAACCTTTCATAGTTATATGCCATTCACCATCAAAAGCTAATGTAGTTAATTCTAATTTAGTCATAGGAACTGGAAGAGAACTACTTGAAACGGTTTCAGAATAATCTACTACAGTTTGTTGTAAACCAAGAAACAAATGTGAAAAAACTGCGTCATCTGGTAATGCTCTTAAGCAGTACATGTGAGATGATACAGTTAAATGGTTATGAGCTACGTACATTCCTTGACCATATGATTTACCATAATCAAGGATGTTAGGTGAACCATATAAATTTCTAAATTGATCATTACTTGAAACAAATACTAATTTATTATCTGGTCCACGTTGTGATAAAAATGGAATAAAACCAATTGTACCAGGTACATCTTGTAAATATTCCGATAAATCTATAATATTGGTATAGACACCTGGTGATATAAGTTGACCCATTGCCATAATATTTCTCCTCTTTTAATATTTAATTATAACTTCATAGTTAATTTTTAATTTATTCATTTTGATTTTTAAGAAAATTTCAATGTAATTCAATTATTTGTTTAAATTGTTCAATAACTAATTGTTTATTTTTATTCCATTTTGATTCTTTAATTCTGAAAATTTGATAACCTTTATTGATGAAAAAATCATCTCTTCTTTTATCAGATTTAATTTGATATTTATGGTCACCTTCATCATATTCAATTACTAATTTCAATTTATTAGTTTCAATTAATCCATCAGGAAAATAACCAAATCTAGAATTATTTCGTAAAATTTTATATTTTGAAAAAATAGACTGTAAAGTATCTAAAACTAATCTTTCTTTTGTTCCAATTCTAGGATATAAAGGTTCACCATTTAATTTTTGAGTCTCAATTTGTTTTATATGTTTTTGTCTACTTTGTTCAGTATGAGACCAGTGTTCAACTCCATATTTTTTTAAACAAGTTTGTTTTATTTTTTCTTGAATTTCTTTTAACTGACTTGCATTTTCAACCCCATATTTTTTTCTAGTACATTCTTTAATATAATTAGTTTTTTTAAAAATATTATCAACACTATATTTATTTAAACATGTTTGTTTAACTTTTTCTTGATTTTCTTTAGTTTTTAAATTAGTTGTTTCACCAAATTTTTTAATACAAGTTAATTTTATTTTATCTTTAATTTCTTGACTTTGATTTGGATTATCACAGCCATAATTTTTTTGAGAAGTTATTATTTTTTTCTTTTGAACTTCTGGTGATTTGTTAGGACTATCATATCCATATTTTTTTAAGTTTGTTATTTTTTTCTTTTCTTGATTTTCTTTAACTTTTGCTATATTATCAACTCCATGATTTTTTAAACAAGTTTGCTCATATTTTTTTCTGATTAATGAATTATTTGAACTACATTTACATGAACAATATTTTAAATAACCAATATTGCAATTTATAAAAGATGTTTTTTTTCCACATTCTAAACAAATTCCTTCATTTTCTTTTTTTAAATATGTATCATAATAATTTTTAATTTTAATTTTGTGACCATTAGCAACATGTACAGACAAACTAATAAAATTTTTACATTCTTTTCCGCATATGCAACATTTCATATATTTACTTTTAAAAATAAATTTTCCAGAGAAAAACGATTTCTCTATCTTGCGTTTTGCGCAGCGAGCTAAACGTAATTCTTGAAAACATAATATAATTTGAAACTGTACTTTCTATAAAATGTGCTTCCATTGCACTAGCAGCAGGAGTTTCATTTTCAGCATCGGCTTTTTCTACAATCACATAACCATTTACACCAACTTCACCTCTATAAATATCAATAATAAGAAGAGGCATTGCTTGAGCAATTAAATTATGATCTGATGTTCCATCTACCCATAATGTATCTCCAACCTTTATTGAAGTATCAATATCTTCAGTATCTAATCTATATAAAGTATTATATGAATTAGGATCTTTTACAACATTTATTATATCATATTCAAGTGTTGATGATGACGAACTACTTTCCCCTTCATCAGCTGTACCTGGATCTACTAATAAAGGATTTGAACAATAAAGTGCTGCTTCATTAATATCTTGATAAGAATCTGGTTGATTGCAATCATCTGAACTTAATTCAATTCTTACTTCAGCTATTAAACTAGGAAATAATGTATTGCCACTTACTACATATGGATTAGCGTGATCTTGTTTTTTAATTACAGATGAAAATCTTTTATAATAACCATATACTGGTGCTGCTTCCCCATCAATTGTTCTAGAAGTATACATTTCATAACCAGGATCTGTTGAAACAAGATCTGATCTCATTCTAACTGGCTGACTTAAATCTGTGTCATTAGGAATAGTTGCACCGGCCTGTAAAGGATTTCCGGGTTCTCCTCCACCAACACCAATACCAAAACAATTAATAGCATAAGAAGATTTTTCAGCACTATAATCAGTTATTACATCACCAAAGGCTCTCTCTACTAACCATTCTCTTCCAGAAAAAACTATCATATTTGGTTTTTCAATTAGCTTTAAATTGCCACTTTTTCTTTTTTCAAAAATAGATACTTCACCATGTAATTTATTAGATGCACAATCTGAAACCATTTTAACTTCTTCTTTTAAATTGCGTCTATAATTTTCATTAATATTAAAAACACTTTTATTCATTGTCTAATCTCCTTGTTTTTTAAAACTTTATATTTTACACCATCTTGACTAGTCATAATAATAGAATCATTATCATTACTATTATCTTCTATTTGATTAAATTCATTAATTAAACTTCCAGATTCATCTGATCTAGAATCTAATTTAATAGAAGGATCATTTCTTTCAGAAACAACCATCCAATTAATTATATCTATACTTTTATTATTTTTTGATTCAATGTATAATATATTATTGATAACTTTTCCTTTAACTAAATCCCATCCGTCAGAATTTTGTAAAAAATATTGAGTATTTTTAGTTAAACATTTAAATGTGCCTTCAGTCATATTAAAATATTTATCAATATTAATTTGAGCTTTACCACTAGATAATTGAATTTCTCCTCTGTATATTAAATCAGCTCGAGGTGATTCTATACATGAATGAACTAGTACTTTTTTAGTAGATAATTCTGGAATTGGGTGTTTTATTGAAAATGCTTTATATGCCATTACACCTCCACCACCCTGTATTTGTGAAGTCCAAAATTCATATTTTGAATTTGCTGCACTCCAAGTAATCCACCAATATGTTTGACCACCCCCACTTACAGTATCTCTAGATTCCATTCCTCCATCAGCAGTATGCCATGTAAATTGTTTATGTCCATCTACAAGTTTAGTATGGCTATGAGAAAGTATAGAATATGTAGAACTAAGATCTGGAATCATAGATGAACTACTAAAAGTACCACTTGTAATTTTACTAGCAGCAAGAGAAGGAATCATAGATGAACTACTAAAAGTACCACTTGTAATTTTACTAGCAGCAAGAGAAGGAATTCTAGCATCATCAAAAGTACCACTTGTAATTTTACTAGCAGCAAGAGAAGGAATTCTAGCATCATCAAAAGTACCACTTGTAATTTTACTAGCAGCAAGAGAAGGAATTCTAGCATCAAGAAAAGTACCACTTATAATAGCGGAAGCAGGATGATAATGAGTATATGCTGACCACCTAGAATCACCTTGCAATCTTGTTAATAAATGCCCATCTTGAGTTCCAGATAAATAACCCTCATCACCTAAATCAGAATAAGCAGAATACCTTGAAGAATTTAAAGTACCACCTGTAATTTTAGTAGCATTAAGATCAGGAATTCTATTAGTATTTAAAGTACCACTTGTAATTTTTGCAGAATCAAGATCAGGGATTCTACCAGTATCTAATATACCACCTGTAATTTTAGTAGCATTAAGATCAGGAATTCTATTAGTATTTAAAGTACCATCATTGATATTATCCGCATTTCTATAGTATGCTGAATTTTGACTATCTAATAATACAGAATCATCCGCTAATGAAGCTTCCGCAACTTTTGTACCAATTTGATAATAAACATTAGTAAAATAAGTAAAAATATTTGTATTTAAATAAGGAAGAAGAATACTTTTCAAAGGAAGATCTAATGAAGTTACAACAACTAAATTTGTAATAGTACCGTCTTCAATTTTCGCGTTATTTATAAAAGTTTCTGCTTTCATAGTTACAGTATTAGTAAATGTGAAAGCTTCTTTTTCTATTTTTTCAGAATATACTTTTAATGTTAATATAAAAAACATTAAAAACATTAGTTTAATTTTTTTCATCTAAAAATCTCTCCTTTTTTATTTTGTTCAGGTTAAAAAACTATTTTTCTTTAAATTAATTGATAAACAGGCATAAATTTTAATGAACTATTAACATTGATCATAGCATAACCATAAATTATAAAAGTTCCAACATATACTCTATCTCCAAAAATACCACTATTTGGGGTTGATGTATTTGCGCCTTCATAAATTGGAATATAATAATCACTTCCATTTATTGTAAATTTAAAATTACAATAGCTTGCCAAACTTATAATTTTTTCTTCCCCATGAAATTCATTTAATGTATCATAAGTTAAAGCAGCAGTATTAGAATCATATAAAGGCATATAATATTTTGGATTATTATGCGGTCCATTTAAACTAATAGATAAATTAGAATAGAATGTAAAAGTATAACCTAATGTTCCAGCTAAAACAATACTAGTAGTTTCTAATTCTTCTATGGAATTTAGTATATATGGAGGTGTATACCAATCAGCTGAATCTACTGCTACTTTATCATAATATACAACATCAACTTTAGTTAAACCAGCTGGTAAAGAAGCAGTTAATCTAGTGTCATAATAAAAATATCTGCTTGGACTATTATGAAAATGTGGTGGTGTATTTTTCTTAGAAAAATATCCAGATTCATCATCAGCAAAATAACTATATTCAATAAAATCATATAAAGAATCATCTGATACATATGCTTTTACATATGGTCCAGTAGGATCTTCATCATAACTCCATACAGAAACAAAAATTCGTTCTTCAATATTACATTTGCACATGACTTGTTCACCAGGTGGTTTTTCAACTAGCATCCATATACCTTCAAAAGTTTCATTAAAAGGAACAGGATCACCACAAACAAATTTATCATCTAATGAATCTTCTAAATATTTTTCATATGATGCTTCAATCAGTCCAGCATCATCTTTAAATTTTAATGGATTAAAAACAAATTTATAAATTATATTACCATCAGTAATAAAATCATTAGTTATTTGAAAATCTCTAGAAGAAGGATCTGTATCAACTACATGTCTTACCCAACCTTTATAAATATCTGTATCAACATAAACATATAAATAAGATAATGATACAGGTGGTATTCTAAAATCATAATTTTTATCCATAAACATATAACCATATGGATTATTAGCATCTGTTGGTGAAATCCATGATTCTGATAATACAGTCCAAGTTGATTCAGCTATAATTTTTTTCCATGTATATTTATTTGTACCTTCATCTATTGCAACACAATAATATAAATATGTACCGTCATATTCTACCTCACCTAAACCACCAACTTTATTATCAAATGCCGCATCATCTACAGTACTAAATCTAATCCATAAAGATGAACTAAAAGATCCATCTACTACTTGTTGATCATCTTCAATGGTATCTGTAATAGATATTGGTAAACACCATTCATCTTCAGCAACATCAACATCATTAGAATTTAAAAAACTGCCAGGATGAACAAAGAAATCTTTTAATTCCCAATTTATTATAGTATCAACAGTGTGTTCTTTTTGTTTTAATTTAGATCTTAAAACTGTTTCAAATATAATACCAGTTTTCTTTCTTATTTCCCAATAATGATAACCATTATTTGTATCAAATATATGAACAATTTCATCACCTGAACTATTAACATAACCATTTTTAAATTCAATAGGATTATTATTGTTATCAGCTAATTCCCCGATTGATTCTAATGTTATTGGATCTTCCCCTGAATTTTCAAAACTTAACCATGTATCATTAATCCAACTATAATCTCCAGTAAAACCAATTGATGTAAGTTTATTATGATATACTCCGCTTTTCTTTAATTCATCTGTAATATTATAAAAAGATAAATCAGGAGTAAATACTGGATGAGAACATTCATTACAATAAGTATCTCCTGGATTGTCTAAATCAATTACATGCTGACTTTCATCTTCATAATATGTTTGTAAAGCGGAATCAGTAATATATTCATTTAATTTTCTATGATGTTTAGAATATATATCATAAGATAAATCTTTTAAATCATATTCTGAATATATACTTGGACCCCATATAGTTCCATTGAAATAGCTTAGCTGTGGGTTGTCTGCCCCATCATGTACACATCCTGTATCATAATAATCACAACAACCAGCAACGGGACGACAAGGATAACAATCATTAATGTATTGTAATATTCCTATAAAAACAGGTTTATGATGTATTGGTCCACTTCTATATCTATCTGGATCAAAACCAGCATCACTCCACCAAATAGGAATATGATCACCGACAACATTAGAGGAAGATATTAATTCAGTTCCAAGAACAACATCTCTTAATAACATTGGTTTTGCAGCATCTTTAATTAAACATTCATCATCGTCATATAAATAATCAGACCACAATGTACTTTCTTCTTGATGATTTCCAGAATCTCTAGAATCCCCATCATATATACTTAATCTTCCACCAGGTTCTATATTTTCAGGATAGCCAAGAAAACCAGTAGGAAATATTTTTCTGAAATTAAGTAAATCTTTACAAAATGCTGTTTCCCAAAATTGATTTGAAATTGTTGGAATCATTGTTTTATATGAATCAACTGGTTCACTTCTTGGGTGTACTACATTCCAATGATTTTCTTGTCCAATATCATAATCAGAAAAATCAACATCTGATTGTTGGTGCTCTCTTAAAAGAAGTTTTAATGCGTCTTCTTCTGATAATGATTTAATATATGATGTTAAAAATATTTCTATATTTTCTATTTGTGTGATATCATTAGCATTGTACCAAGTTCCTGTTTGAAAATCATTATCAAAACATACAAAATAACAATCACAAAAATGAAGATTATCTTTTCTTGGTGCTAATACCCACATTCTATCATAACCGTTTATTAATTCATCATTTAAAATTTTAGTTAAACAAATATTATGATCGTTAAGATAATATTTTTCTTTTTCAACAACAATATCTATTCTGGTTGCATCATAGGTATAAGGATAAGATATTTCTAAATCTGGTCTTGCAAAATAAAAACCATTAATTTTTTCAAGACCAGTAAATGATTCAATTCCTTTAATATAATAGTATGCATCTTTTGTTGCATCTGTAAAAGTTCGTTCTGGTATTAATACTGTATTTTCTATATCATTGCTATGATAACAATTTAAAGAAATTGTTTTTTGGTCAATAAAAACGGTATCACTTCTTGGAACATAATCAAAAAGTTCATGTAAAATTTTAGTTCTTGTAATTTCTTCATCTAAAATAATAGAATTTAATTTTGAATCAATATCTAAATTAATAGAAAAATATAATAATCTGGCTCTTTTTGGTTTAAAGAAATTAATTAAATCTTTATATAAACCTGCATATTTAATATTTTTATAGATTGATGCAATATCTAAATTAAAGTCAGGAAAATATGTTTTAACGTAAGTTGATACACCAAATAAAAATTTATCTGCAAGACTTTGATATCCTTCTTCTGTTTCTACAAAACTGTCAATCCACTCTATAAGTTTATTATTAATTCCTAAATTTATATCATTAATAGTATTAACTGAATCAGGATACCAAACATAAGTATATTGTATAATACCTTCTTCATCAGTATATGGAACACTATCATAATAATAATAAATTTCAGGATATCCAGAAGGACCTTTACATACTAATATTTTATCTCCGTCAATTCCAGAGATTTTTTCTAATTCTGAAACTTCTGTTACAAATTGTCCACTTAATAGTCTATGAGCATCATATCTTCCAATTAAACACAAATCAGGATATTTATATGGTCCTTCATATATTTTAGAACCGTTTGATTCTTTTTCCCATACAGAAGATACCGCATATCTAACCCACATTACACTTCTGGGTTCATAAGAAGATTCTTCATTAGTATATAATTTTTGATATAAATAACTATCTTCAAAAAAATATGAAAAATTAGTATATATTAATCCGGTAGTTATATCTAATATACATTGATTTTCTTTTAAAAATTCATTAAATTCATTTAAATTAACAGTTTTAATTTCTTTCGTATTATAAGGATCAATCATTAAAGTAAAACGCTGACTTGCTAATGGATTATATTGATCATAATAATTTTTAGCAGTTATAACAGTAACTTTTGCTTTAACTATTTTTTTTGCTAACTCAGAAGTTTCTTTAAAAAATCCAGTAGG